TATTTAAGGATTTATTATGAGTATTTTTCAGAGATTAGGATATAATTTTGATGATCCAGATGATGTTGCTGGAGAATTATCAAATACAGCAATTCAATATCTTGACACTTTTCCACCTTTACTTGCAAAATGGCAAGTAGATGACATAGCAAATAATGATGTTGGATCTTATTATCAGAACCCCGTAGCCAATATTGTTTATGTTATTCGCAATACATCAAATACATTAATCAGTTTACTTTCTGCAAACTCTAGTACAAATACGAATGCAGTTACTGGTACATCTTCAACAATCAACACAATTTTTATTAATGCAAATACCAATCTTTTAAATGTTGCAACAAATACTTCAGGTTTATTTTTAATTCATACAGATAGAATGTCTGGTGTTGCCTCTTCTGAACTTTCTAATACTGATAATGTGACAACTACACAAATTTCGCAGCAGCCTCATTATCAAACAGCTTTAGGCATTGGTAGAATTATACTTGTTTTGACGCATCAAACAGACAATGTAAATAACTCTGCGCCAGTTCTTGGTAGTTTTACGAGTTTATTTGTGGCAAATACTTTGGGCAATCTCTCAAATAGTCTCAATACATATTACAATATAATCAATAACAGTATAACTATTACTGGTACTGGAACACAATTAGATCCATTTGTTCGAAGTTCAAATATCTCTCTATCTACGGCACAAACTATTGAAAATACCATAGTTGAAATCAAATCAACTATGAATACTCGCCGAGAACACGATATTAACTTTTTTGCAAATTCTCAAAATGTGTTTTCAGATTTAGCACTAATGGGACAGTTTTCACAGACTGGTGAGGTACAAAAGATGTTAATTAATGATTTTATTGGTACCCCCAAACTTATCTCTAGAATCAACGAATAAATAAACAATGGCAACCGTAAGAACAAATGTTGTCCGAGACTTTAAAGACTTGGACTTAAATTTTAATATACATCCAGTCAAAAAAGATTTGGTTAAATCTATTGGCGAGAGAGCTGTTATTAATTCAATTAAAAATTTAGTTTCAACAAATCACTATGAAAAACCGTTTAATCCTTCTTTTGGATCAAATTTAAGAAGATTACTTTTTGAAAATGCAGACAGATTTACTGCATCTCTAATTGAACGAGAAATCACAGAAGTTATAGAAAATTTTGAACCTAGAGCAAGAGTTAGTTCTGTGATTGTATCGCCCACAGAAGATCTAAATGCCTTTAATGTTCAATTAGAATTTTACATTGTCAATCAAACTGACCCAATTACAATTACCTTTTTCTTAGAGCGAATAAGATAAATGACCGATAGACTTAGAGTTACAGAACTCGATTTTGATACAATCAAAACAAATTTAAGAACTTTTCTTAAAGCTCAAGCGGAGTTTACAGACTACGATTTTGAGGGTTCAAGTTTAAATGTTCTTTTAGACATTCTTGCATACAACACTCATTATAATGCCTATTATTTAAACATGGTGGCAAATGAGTCTTTTTTAGATACAGCTCTTTTAAGAGATTCTGTAGTATCTCATGCAAAGACACTTGGATATATTCCTCGATCAGCTTCAACAGCAAAAGCAGTAGTTAATTTTACGATAGAATCTGCAACTACTACTCCTGCCACTCTAACTATTCCAAAAGGTTATGTATTTCGTTCAAATCTAATTGATAACAAATCTTATCAGTTTGTTGTTCTTGAAAATGAAACAGTAACAAAATCTAATACTCAATTTGTTTTTGAAAATTTAGAGATATATGAGGGTGAATTAGTAAACTTTGTTTTTACATATAGCGAACTGAATAATCCAAAACAAATATTTACTTTACTTGATGAAAATATTGATACGACAACACTTGCTGTTACAGTAAGACCATCATCAGCAAATACACAATCTATTGTTTACAATCGTGCAACAGATATTTTAGATGTTACTTCTACCTCAGAAGTTTTTTTCTTGCAAGAAAGTCGTGGAAATAAATTTCAAATCTATTTTGGTAATGGTGTAGTTGGTAAAAAATTAGAAGATGGTTCAATTATTGAAGTGTCATATGTTGTTTCTTCTGGTATAGAACCAAATGGTGCTAATGGATTTTTAGGAACACAAACATTATCTGGATTTGGAACATTTACTGTGAGTGTTGTAGAGGCAGCTTCTGGTGCTGCTTTACGAGAAAGTGTTGATTCTATTAAGTTTAGTGCAACATCACAATTTGCAACTCAAAATAGATTGGTAACATTTAAAGATTATGAAACATATATTTTAGCCAATTATCCAAATATTGATTCTATCTCTGTTTGGGGTGGCCAAGATAACATACCTCCTGTTTATGGAAAAGTTTTTGTTTCACTAAAACCAAGAGAAAATTATTTTATTTCTCAGGCAGAAAAACAAAGAATTATAGATGAAATTATAGCTCCAAAATCTATTGTTTCTGTATCAACAGAAATTTTAGATCCAGAATATCTTTATATTGTACTTCAAAATCAAGTTACATATGATCCTAAAAAAATAACGATTACTGAAGACCAATTTAAAAATCAAATTCGTTCAACAATACTTACCTATCGTGACGCATTTTTAAATAAATTTGATTCTAGATTTGTTCAATCAAAATTAGAACAAAGTATCGATAAAGTAAACATCAATGCAATCATAGGAACAGATGTAACTTTAAAAATTCAAAAAAGATTTACGCCAACACTCAATCAATTTAAAAACTACACAGTCAGTTTTAATGTACCATTACATCGTGGTACAATTACAGATAAACTGACATCTACTGAATTTGATGTTTTTGATAGTGATGGTGTTCGAAGAACCGTTTTATTTGAAGAAATTCCCCAATCATTTTCTGGCATATCTTCAATTGATGTAACAAATGCAGGAACTGGTTACACAGAAACTCCAACTGTTACAATTGTTGGTGATGGCATTGGTGCAGCAGCTGAGGCTATTGTTGTTAATGGAAGAATAGAAAGTATTAATATTACAAACAGAGGCATTAACTACAATCAGGCAACAGTAACTATTTCTGGTGGAAATGGTTTTGGCGCTGAGGCAAGTGCTGTTGTTGACGCTAGAATTGGTAATCTAAGAACTGTTTATTTTGATTCAAATGCTCAAAGACAAACTGTAAATTCAGATGCAGGCGAAATAAACTACGAAACTGGTATTATTACTATCAATAGTATTAATATTCTTTCACTTGCCTCTGATGACGGTCAGATTCGTCTTACAATAGAAGCTGATGAGGGAATATTAGAATCTATAAAGAATACAATTTTGACAATTGATGAAGATGATCCAACATCAATTGAAACAGTTCTACAAAAAGTACAATGACAGATTTTAAAACATCGTTACTTGTCAATCGACAGCTTCCTGAATTTGTTAGGGATGAGTATCCACTCTTTCAAACATTTTTAGAGGCATACTATGAATTTTTAGAAAACGAACAAGGCACTCAAAATAATGATGTTCTTAATCAAGCAAAAAAATTAAAAAACATATCTGATGTAGATGCTTCTATTGCAGATTTTGAAGCTTCATTTTTTAATAATTTTGCATCTTTAATACCTAGAGATGTTGAAGTATCAAAAGATTTTTTAATCAAAAATATTTTACCGCTTTATCTTGCAAGAGGTAGCGAAAAATCATTTAAACTTTTATTTCGTTTAATTTTTAATGATGAAGTTGAAGTCATATATCCAAAAAATAATATTCTTAGAGCTTCTGATGGTAAATGGACTGTTGATAATATTATTAACATTGAAACTGATATTAGAAGTTTACATACTGCAAATGGTACAAATAAATCTTTTACTATTGCACAACCAGTAGAATCTGGCGAAATAGATGTTTATGTAAATGATGTTTTAAAAACTGAAGGTACAGATTACTTTATAAGAAAAGAAACAAATAAAATAATTTTTGTAACTGCACCTGTAGCAAATTCAAATGTAAAAGTCGTATATTCTAATTTTCAAATTTCTCTACTCAATAATCGAAAAGTTACAGGAAAATCTTCTGGTGCAACTGCATTAATTGAAAATGCAGTATCAAAAATAATCACAGATCAATTAAATTTTGGTTTGCCTTTTCAACTTTTTGTTGA